GGTTAACGTGCTAAAACAGAAGGGAATTACACGGCTCTTAAAGTTGCATGGGGCACTGATGGGGCAAACTCACTCAATTTTGAGTTCAGAAGCGCAACCTGAGCATCGTTATTTTCTGACATCCATTTTCCGTAAACCTGGAAAACCATCTGCGCATCAGCGTGACCCATTTGTGAAGCAATGAATGCCGGGTTAGCTCCAGCCGTCAATGACCAGCAAGCATAAGTATGACGTGACTGATATGATTTCCGGTGACGAATTGCTGCGCGCTTGACTGCCGTATCCCAGGTCTGCCTGACCGAATCGACCGTGAAGTGATCCCCACATAAACCCGTTCTGGAAGTTACGGATGGGAGAAAAACAAACGTGCATTTGTGCTTCTCTCTTTTGCCGTACTCTCGCAAGTGAACATCAATCATGTGCTCTTTGCCAAGCCTGGTAATTTCAAGCTGGCTCTTCAGAGCTTCAATTGCAGGTTCGATAAGGTGTATTACCCTGTTTGTTCCCGCCTGAGTCTTGGGAACGGTAAATTTATCCTGCGCCAGATTCCTCCTTATCATCATCGTGCCGGCCTTAATGTCGATATCCTCCCACCCCAAAGCGCACAGCTCGCCCGGTCGAATTCCTGTGTAGACAGAAAGTGACCACATGTTTTTTGCTTGCTGACTACGACAAGCTTCAATGAGCCTGACAAACTCCTCCCTTGATAGCGGGTCAGGAACCACTCGCGATTCTCTTAGTGGTGATATTCCCTTAAATGGTGTGTCATCGAGATAACCGTTTTCAACTCCAAACTGAAAGATGGCGAAAAGGTTAGTCATGTAGTTATTGACCGTCACTGCAGAACGCCCTGGCTCAGTCACTACATACTGAGTTTTCGGAAGCTGATAACCGGTCAGCAATTCCTTCCTTACCTCGAGAATCCTTTCTTTACTTATCGACGATGCGACCGTCTTCTCACCGAGAATGAGAAGAACGTTTTTGATAATCGTCCGGTATGTCTTAATCGATGTCGATGCGACATCAGTCTCTTTGAGAGATAAATATTTCTCTGCAAGCTCTCCTATGGTTAGCGCCTTACTCACCTCACCAAATCGCTGAAGGTTAGGGGAGTTTGGAAACTGTGATGCATAGTTGAAAGTTCCCGTCTTTACTGCGTAGACAATGCTTGTACGCAGCTCTCCGGCAATCTTCCTGTTCTTCGCCGTATCAGGTACACCAAGACTTTCCCTTACCCTGACACCGTTATAGATAAACCACAGGCGCAGCGTGCCCCCGTGGTTTTCAACCCCGGTTGGATACTTCATGCATCTTCCTCTTTGGTTAATCGAAGGCGTATTTAAGCAGATTTCTTGCGGGGAATCGCGGGTTGCTGACGCTCAACCCATTTGTCGACTTCGTGGCGGTTGTAAAGGATAGGGGAGTTGTCCTTCGGCTGGCAGTCGCATGAGTAATGGCGGTACTCTTTACCCTCCATCCATGATGTTTCTCTGGCCAATCTGATCGCGTTCTTTGTCAGGCCGGTAATCGCCATCAAAACCTTCTCTGATACCCACTTATTGGGAACAAGCTGAATCATATCGCTCATTGATTTCTCCATTGCGGAAAAGGTGATTAGCCTCATCGAGTGTGAGGCTGTGTGATTCCATGGTTAGTTTCCTGTGCTACCTAGAAGCAAAGTGGCGTTGCCATTTCTGTCTCGATAAAGCTCGAAGTATTCAGTCCATTTGTTTTCTTCTGTTGCTGGAGCTGGCGTGAAATCTCTGATATCGATGTTCCCACCCTGATCGTAGTAACCAGTACCGTTTGAGTGGTGGATAACCTGCACGATTGCATCTTGTGGCAGGGTTTGTAGCCATTCAATAAATGCTTTTACGTCCATTATCTATCTCCAATAAAAAACCGCCATTGCGGCGGTCTAGTCGATGCGGATGTGTGGAATCTTTCCGTTATTCAGCAGGTGGTAAATCTGCATCAGGTCGTACAGTCCATGCGCGTGGACTAATCCTTCCTTCAAAGCCTCAATGATCTCATCGCGCTTCTTATCTGCTTCTGAGCGGATAGGGCGCAAACTACCTGGAACTAAGCAGACAGCCATTCCACCGCCATTTTCATCCCAATAGCAGACGGCAACATCATGTTCATCAGTGGTTGTTTTATGAGCTACAACTTCAAGTTCCTGACCATCCTGCGGTATAATTTCTTCGTTGTAGTCATATCGCTCGTTGTAGAAAAATGAAACTTTCGAGCCCACCGGAGGCAATCCCTCGCCATCCCATTCAATAGGCTCAAATTTCCACGCACTTTCAATCACGTGATATTCTCCTCCATCAGGCATAATTCCTTTCCATGCGGGAGCTAAATAATCACTTGGTTCTTTGGTCAAGACAAAGAATGGCTTTGCCCAATTATTGCATTTACCTACTGGAATAAAACGACCGATAATTTTGTTATCCACATTCATCTCCTTACGCTAATTTCTTATACACGCGAGGCTCATCAACAGTAGCCGCGCGAAGTTCGTGTTCGTGATGCACCGAGTAGTTGCCGTCATCCCAACGCACCCATGCTTTCGGATGGTCGCTATCCGGCTCAATCTGGCTCTCAACCATCCCTCTGATGCCTCCAGACTTAAGCTGCACTAACGCGCCCACAGCAAATTTAGCCATAACAAGCCCTCTGACATGTGAATGAGTGAAGAGATAGCCGCCCATGCAATAAGGCACGCTATGGCGACCAGGATAAGGTTGTATTGCATGGTGACTCCGATAAAGAAAAACCCGCTGGCTGCGGGTTTGTTATGCGTCCAATGGGGAGGTCATATTTGTATCTCCGGCAGCCTAAAACCTTCCATATCTTCAGCGCGGATACATGGAGACAGACAGTCAGCGAATGCTAGAGTGCCATCCAGGAGAATGATGAACGCCCATCCTTTAAAGAGATTCTCGCTACACCATTCGACGCGCATCGGCACATCAGGCATAGACGCAGGAAATACAGGATAATGCTCAGCAAGCCACTCCATGGCATCGCATCGGCTAAGGTGATATTTGTCGTACATCACGCCTCCTGCTGCGGTGCTGCTGGTAATATCCACTCCATCCAGTGCGTAACATCACCGGTTAGCCAGCCACCCCCATTTTCTTTTACGAAGGTATTATCGCCATCGTAATAACCTGCGTGCACGCCAACGATATCGAAATAATAAAATACCTTTTGTCCTTTCTTTGGCATCCGCTCACTGCAAGCCACCCAACCATCCGTAATCGTCGGAGAGTTACCATCGGCACCCTGAAGCATGGCGGCGCGGCAGGCGTTCCAAAGTTCACCAGCGAAATCACAGGCCTTTTCTCCGCCACCACATGCCTGACAGAGGACCTCGTAAACACTGTCGGGGATATCATTAGGCACAGATACCGGCGCTGGAGGGGCGGTGCGATACAGAAGCACATCACCCATCTCTGTTCTGGATGCTGGCCACACGTCTGCATCGGAGCCAGATTTGAGATAATCAAGATTTGACTGGTCGATGACGCACACTGGCTCCGCTTCGAGCGATGCCAGCGCGATACGTAGCGCCGCCAGGGTGTTGCTGTCGTCTTCGTCCAGACCGAACGGGATTTCATCGCGGGCAGCTTCCATGTCGGCAATTTTCTGCTGCAGCCATTGTTTGTTAATCGAGATCATGGGTTATCCTCTCAGCGCCATAGTGTGCATTTCCAGCTCAGCAATCCGCTTGTCTTTGGCTTCCAGCTCATCCAGCAGCGCCAGCACGTCTCGAGTTTCCACGAACATATTGTGGTCGAAGTTATCGACCGCTTTCGCTGCGGCTGATTTCAGTTTATCGATGTTGCTCATTGGGCGTTACCTCCATCATTCGCGAACTCACCATGAATCTCTGCCCGAGCTTTTTTGATCGCCTCAGCATCATCCTGCTTATCAGAAAAGGAGCCAACGTTGATGTCCTTTCCTTCATACATAATTGATGCCTTCCATTTGTTAGATTTCCGGCACCATGAAACGCCCTTTATCCCGGAAGTATTGGTGGACTGTATCTTCCTGTTAAGCGCGTTTTGCCTTAAAGAGACAATACGAAGATTGGAGATCCTGTTGTCTTTCCTGTCACCATTAATGTGGTCCATTATTCCTTCTGGAAACTCTCCTTATACGTATAGCCATGCGAGCCTATGAGAAAGATAAACAACGCCGTCAACGCAAAACCGCAGGTAGCCATGTGAGTTAGTTGTTCCGGCGATATCGCCTTTAATGGCTCTGCTGGATGTAGACTTTATTCTTGTGAAGACGCCTGTATAGCTGTTGTAGTGAAATAACTCCTTAAGCCGAGATTGAGTTAGCGTCATTTCTTCGCCCTCTGGTTTAACCACGCTGTCAGGAATTTGTTCTCGTTCACGCTTGGGAATGAGTTTTTCTTCAGCATTTCTTCGCGTGGGATGTCGTTGATGGGTTTGAATCGGTGGCGTGCGACAATCTCCTCAGGGGAGAAGCCCTGAAGTGCGCATGAGTTTCCAATCATGATTTGAGCCTCAGTTTCGAATGCGGCGTAAACTAATGCCTTCGCGCTTGCACATCTGGCGAAGGGATTCGTATGAACGGTTGATTTGTCTTGCGATGAGTTTTGAGTGAATGGTTCCGGCAATTTCCCTGACTGATTCGATATCAGATTCACCCCATGGCCGTCCGTGGCTAAGTTGGTTGGAGCGTAGTTCGTAGGTGTGTTTACGCTTGTACATTGCGCACCTACTTGATTAGCAGCGTTGGCTTACCGAGCTTGAGTGATGCGCCAGGAATAGCTTTACCGGCCTTGAGTTGATGCTTGATGGCTAGCTTGTCGGCCTTAACTGTTGTTATGTATTCAACGTACTCAGGAGGCAGGGAACCTTCATCTGTGATTTCAACTGACTCCACAGGAGCGCGAACTGTGACCTGATGGATGCCAGCGCGAATCTTTTTCTTACCAATCATCTCAAGCGAATTAGCGATGTAGGTCATGATGTTATCGACCTTGTTGTTGATTACGGCAGCGCGTTCATTGAGTGCCTTAGCCTCTTCCTTGAGGCGCTCGGCATATCCGGTTTCGTTCTTACAGATAGCAAGCAACTGCTCTATCTTATCTGTAAGCTCGCCTTCCATGCCTTCCAGCGTGTCGGCTATCTCGTCTGCTTCAAAGTCGGCATCCATCAGCCGGGCGTAACCGTTGGCAATCTCATACAGTTTGCTCACTGGTCACCTCCAGCTTTGCCTTGCACTCTGCATAGATGGCCTGAACGTTCTGCTGCAGCTTCATGCCTGCAGTGCGTTTGTAGGCGTCAGCAAACACACGTTTAAGGTCATCCATGGTTTCAGCATGAGCCATATCATCGCAAAGCGCCTGAATGTGCTCGATGACTTCCTGCTGGCGTTTGCGCTCATCCTCGCATATATCTTCCTCTGACTTATGCGGCATGACCGGCTCAGTCCAGACACCTTCTTCTTCGTTCAGAACGTGAATTGCGCTATCAAGGCGAGAGGCTTTAGGCCAATACTTGCTTGCTCGCTTGACCACTGTCTTTCGCGCCATCTCATTCCAGTGATTAACCCACGGGCCCTTATCGCTGAATGCGGCCTTGCTCGTCTTCCTGACAGCCTCAATTTCTGCAAGGCTCATCTCTTCCGTAAGGTAATCACCTGCAGGAGTCTTAACCGTGCAGTAAACGCCAACGATGTCACCACGGTCACCAAAAGCGTTGTATTTGTGTGTAGGGGCCTTATCTAGGCCGTTTGACTCATAGGTGTCGTTAGCATGAACAAGCTTTGCCTGACCCCATGAGATAACCCCTGACTCCATGGCGATATGCAGCAATCCCATGTAACTGATATCAAGGCACACCATACCGTCGCGAGGAACCAGATAAGCCAGCTTGCTTGCCGGGTTTAACGTGATGCCAATGGCCGCTACGTTGATGATTGCGTTCTGTGCGCTGGTAGGATTTGATAGGGCGGTTTTAGCGAGGAAGTCATTCTTCTGGAAGTACTGAATTGCGAACTGACTTTCCTTAGCCCATGTGACTGTCTGCTCTGTCAGTGCTCCACAGAATAGCGGCTCCTGCTGTTTAACGAACTCAACGATATTGCTCATGCTGCTTCCCCAAATGTGTGTCTGCGCAGGAATATGCCAATCGCATACTCAACTTCTACGCGCGGTCTGAATATGTCCCACATAACCTCACCAGCGAATTCCTGATAATTGCAGTCCTCTTCGCCAAGCCACTCGACTGCATGTTTTGTGTAATCGTCAGGCCTATGTGATTCCAGCATGTTGAGCACCGGCCGCATGTTCTCGCACAGCATCTCAACTTGCTTATCAATCGCCGCATTGTCATCGTCGTTAAAGCTCGCGATGATTTGCTTAATCTCTGTTTTGTCTGTCATCGTCAGGCGCATTTTGCGTCTCCTGTAGAATCTGCTCTTTCATTTCTTCTTCAAGAAGGTCACTCATGAGACGAATAAATGCAGGGTCGTCCCATTTTCGCTTTGGAATGTTTTCAATCACGGCTGCACCTTCTGATTCAGAAACTCAACCAGACGCTCGAGCAAGCTCTTAACGCGAGGCTGCTTGAAGTCTGCGCCGGTAATGATGTTCTGGCGTGAATGCTGGACGGATAAGATAGGGTCGAAAGGGCGAACCGATGCCGCCCCTGCAATAGCGAACTGTTGCATGGTGTGCTCCTTTTAAATTGATTGGCATAGCGAAAACACCTCGAATGAAGTGCTATGGATATGCGGTTAAAAAAATGCCCGACATAAGCCGGGCAAAGATGACAACAAGGGGGTATTAATCAGAACATCATCTATCGTCTCCTTTAGATGATGCGAGCGAGATTGCTCACTATCGACTCTCTGTGAAAGTCGATAAGGTGCTTATTCGCTGCTTACATAATCATTCCTGCGACTACTACCATTTCGATGCCGCTATCTTTCAAGATGATTGCGGTTGAGTTATCAACCTTGCTTTCACGCCATTTGCCAGCATCTGACCTTTCAGCTCCGCAATAAGAAAGCCAGTCATCGTTGCAGTCCTTAGGGTCACTGATTCTGACAAGCACACGAGATAGCGCCTTTTCGATATCTTCATCATCGACAGCGTTTGTGTAATTGCCGTGAGACAATTTCAGATCAGCGACCTCATCTTCGTTAGCGTCAAAAACGTAGATATCAGTCGATTCCGGTACGTTTTCATAAACCATTAAAACTTTCATATTCACCTCTGTGGCTTGCTGCCAAAAGAAGGCCGACTAGGCGGCCTAGTCAACTTTCTGAATCGCCACGGGTTTAACAGACACCTCAGAGTCATTTAAGATGACTTAAAGAGAGGTGCCCATGAGCGGTAAGCGTTATCCTGAAGAGTTTAAAATTGAAGCAGTCAAACAGGTTGTTGATCGTGGTCATTCTGTTTCCAGTGTTGCAACACGTCTCGATATCGCCACTCACAGTCTTTACGCCTGGATAAAGAAGTACGGCCCGGATTCTTCCACTCATAATGAACAGTCAGATGCTCAGGCCGAGATCCGCCGTCTTCAGAAAGAGTTGAAGCGGGTTACGGACGAACGGGACATATTAAAAAAAGCCGCGGCGTACTTCGCAAAGCTGTCCGACTGAGGTACGCCTTTATCCGCGACAACAGCCGTTGCTGGCCTGTTCGTTTGCTCTGTCGGGTTCTGGATGTCCATCCGAGTGGATTTTATTTCTGGCTTCAGCAGCCACATTCGCAGCGTCACCAGACAGATCAGATGCTGACCGGGCAAATCAAACAGTTCTGGCTTGAGTCTGGCTGCGTCTATGGTTATCGCAAGATCCATCTCGATCTGCGTGATACCGGACAGCAGTGCGGAGTGAACCGGGTCTGGCGGCTGATGAAGCGTGCCGGAATAAAAGCTCAGGTTGGGTACCGTAGCCCACGAGCACGTAAAGGCGAAGCCAGTATCGTGACACCCAACAGGCTCCAGCGGCAGTTCAATCCGGACTCACCGGATGAGCGTTGGGTGACGGACATAACCTACATCCGAACCCACGAAGGCTGGCTGTATCTGGCCGTGGTGGTTGACCTGTTCTCCCGAAAAGTTATCGGCTGGTCAATGCAACCCCGCATGACAAAAGAGATTGTCCTGAACGCCTTACTTATGGCGGTGTGGAGGCGTAATCCTCAAAAGCAGGTACTGGTTCACTCTGATCAGGGTAGTCAGTACACGAGCCATGAGTGGCAGTCGTTCCTGAAATCACACGGTCTGGAAGGCAGCATGAGTCGTCGCGGTAACTGCCACGACAACGCGGTTGCGGAAAGCTTTTTCCAGCTACTGAAACGCGAACGGATTAAGAAAAGGATCTACGGAACGAGAGACGAAGCCAGAAGCGATATTTTTGATTATATCGAAATGTTTTATAACAGTAAGCGTCGGCATGGTTCGAGCGAGCAGATGCCACCGGCTGAATATGAAAACCTATATTATCAACGGCTCAGAAGTGTCTAGATTATCCGTGGCGATTCATTCCATGCCTTACACTCGTTAAGATGCGAACACATGGAATGTGATATCTCTGTTGCAATGCAAATCTCATCCTGCATTGGAGAAATCTCCGTGAAGATTTTTAGCGGCTATGCAATATGCTTTATGGGCATCCTCTGGGTTATCAAACACACCAAGATGATGCTTTATTCCATTTGCCCGTATTTGACCAACCCACTTACGCTGACGTTTTGAGTAGTAAACTCCTTTGTACCCGCAGCCATTTTTTTGAGCTGACCTGTTTCTGCTGTTTTCTGCCAGCGTCGCAAGCCTGAGGTTGCAAATTCTGTTGTCTGTGCGGTTACCATTTATGTGATCAATAACGTCAGGTGGCCAGAATCCATAAGTAATTAGCCAAGCTAGTCTGTGTGCGAAATATTTTACTCCGTTTATCTCTATAGCAACGTGTCTTGTCATATCCCTAGTCCCTGCACGCTCTAGCGTTGATCTCTTTCCAAGGCCGGGCTTCCATTTGAACAACCCAGTATCAGGGTTATATTCGAGAAGTGAATTTACCTCTTCTAAATTAACCATTATGCCCTCGCAGTAATGTCCTTAGATTTACGATATCCAGCAGAGTAAAGTGCAACATCAGGAAGGCATGTCGAGCCTGTATTTTCACATTTAGCCCTTTGGCTATTTGCAAACGAAACAGCACGTGTTACGCGCTCACTACAGCCTTCCGACAGCCGTGAAAATGCACGGTCAATCTTTTTACAGTAGGCTTTCATCTCTTTGTGCTGACGAGCACGTTCGAGTTTACGAATCTCTCTGGCTTTCATTGGATACCTCCAGTGGTTGCTTTGGTGATTGGATGGCCGGGCTGAGAATCCGGCTTACTGGTTGGAGCGCCCACACCACCAGTGACACTGTCTTGAGGCGCCGGTTGGTTACGGCTTGCCATGAGCGCTGTTTATACATCGGTCGAGCATCAGCCTGCTCAATCATCCAATCCCAAAGCAACTTCCTTTGGCGGGGACGAATCATCCCCATGTCATCTTGTTAAAGAGCTGCCAATCAGTTCCGTTTGGCTACCAGCGTCCTGCTGATGGACTAAATATACAAAACGTATCCTAATAGTGCAATACAAAATGTATACGCAAGCGGCGAAAAAGATATAACGATATGTATACAAAAGGAATTTATTTTTGAAAGGAATACAAAAAAGGCCGCTTAAGCGACCTTGATGTTAGGGGAGGTTGGTGATTTTGGCGTCTACAACAACGCCGATAATGCGGCAATTCCCATTCACTTCAATCATGGGATATTGCGGGTTGAGAGGCTTCAAGAAGCGTCTTCCTGCGTCTATGACAAGCTTCTTGAAGGTGGCTTCATTCTCGCTATCCAATTTAGCTACAACCAACTTTCCATTGATGGGCTCTACTTCTGGATCAACGAGAATAACCATGCCTTCCGGGATACTCAGGCCGACAGGTGATGTCATTGAATCACCCTTAACATCCAGCCAGAACGAGTTCTCTGAGCAATCTATATTTGTTTCATACCAGCGGTCTATAGCCCGCTTATGATAAGGTTCTACGGCTTCCATCCATTCACCTGCACTTACCCAGCTGATTACGGGATAGCTTCCCTTCGGCTCATTCTTTCCATGGAAACTTACGTTTGTAGCGGAAGATTTATCCCTAATAGTGCCGTCAGCATTGACCTCGAAACTCCGAAGCCCAAGGTAAGTCATTATCTTGGCTATATCCTCAAGGCTTGGCTCGCGTCTAGCGTTAAGCCAATGGCTAACTGCCCCCTTTGTAATGCCGAGGTGTTCTGCCAGCGTCTCCTGAGATACGCCGCGCCCCTTCATGAGGTCTTTGGCTAGTTCATACCATTTCATATTCATGTCCTGATCATACGAACTGTATTCCTTTTTGCGAGACACAAAATGTATATTCAGCTTGCCAATAACGAATACGAAACGTATACTCGATATTAGTTACGGAGGAACCTTATGAACAAGCTACGAGACATTCGTGAAAAGCTTGGGCTCACACAGGGAGAGCTGGCAACGGAGCTTGGACTCACTAAGGGTGCAATTGGTCATTACGAAAATGGCCGTCGCGATCTAAGTGCCACTCAATGTCGTCAGATTCTTTTTGTGTTGAACAAGCACGGTGCAGAAGTAGGTTTTGACGACCTGTTCCCACCAAAAGTCGCTTAAGCAGTACCGCTCTTTACACAATTAGGCCAGGGATGTTTCGTCCCTACAACCAACGCATCAGAAGATGCGTAACTAACTATTTAACTAAGGAAATTATCTATGAATGGAATTGCAACTCAAAGCAAGAAGGCGGCTCGTATCGAATCGACCTTGCTTAACAAGCTGGCTCTGATGGGTCAGAAGACATTCGCTAAAGCCATGGGCATTCCTGAATACCAGGTAAGCCGGTGGAAGAACGGTTTCTTCTCTCAGGTGAGCATGATTCTGGCGGTTCTGGAATACGGCATCGAAGACGAGGAAATGGCTGAGCTGACAAAGCGGCTGGCTAGTTATCTCACAAAAGAAAAAGCCCCGATGAGCGGTAACTCATTCGAGGCCTGAGAACACTGTGTTACGTCAACACTATTCACAGGAGATATTTTAATGCGAAAGCGTAAAAAGTACCAGGAAAAAGAAGAGATTCGACACCCTGATTCACCTGAAGGATTAGTGAATACAGCTGCCAATAACCGGGCGTTCGCAGAGCGTCTTATTGGCGTTTACAGACTAGCCAAAGCAGGAGTGAAGAATGGGCGTCGTTAAGTTAGTACGAACGGAAGAGATGTCTTCCAGGAGCTCTCACTTGGACAACAGAAAGCAAGGTCACTTTGCCATGTTCAGGAGCGCCCTCAATGCTCCATGGTCGAAAGATACGGCCAAGCTTGCATTGTGGGTCCGCCTGCTTGGTGAAGCTCGTTACAAGCCTGGCATTAACGAATTTGCAGGAAGAGAGTGGAAGCTGGAAGCCGGTCAACTGGTAACAACCACTACGGTTCTAGCAAGAAAACTTCGCGATCAGGATGGGAAGGAAAAGAGCCCAAAAGCAGTCGAGAGAATGCTCAACTTCTTCTGCAAGGAAAACATGATCACCAAGGAAGGAAACCCTTTTGGATTAGTAATTTCCATCACAAATTACTGCGAATATCAGGGCATTTCAGGCGTCGAACCTTCCGTCGTGCCATCCGTCGATCCTAAATCCAGTAATGGCGCGGCTTTGAAGCTTGTAGCCGTCGAGGGTGTCGTCGAACCATCCGTCGAACAGAACAAGAAGGTACTTAACAAGAATAATAAAACCCCCCTTAATCCCCCAGAGGGGGTGGAAGCTCTCGCTCTTGATTGTCTGGATTATTACAACGGCCTGGCAGGAGCTAAATGCTCATCGCCTGAAGCGTTTGTGAAAGCCCTTAGCACTGTGAAAGCCAAAGGGGTTTGTTACTCAGTTGATGAGCTTAAGCTGGTAATCAAATGGGCTGTAACGTGCTGGACAAAGCGCAAGACAGCGCCAAAGCCAAACAACATCTGCACCATGACTCGCTTTGATGGCTACCTGTCAGACGCTCTGGTTTGGGCTGATGGGCAGGGAAGCAATCCTGCAGCCTGTCCTCATGCAGAAATCATTGCTCTGTGGAACGAGAAATTCCCCGCTAAGGCAGTATCACCTCACGAATGGAATCGTCGCCGTCCTGCGCATCGCGATCTGGAAGCGGTGTGGAACGGAAAAACGTCACAAGGTAACTGGCGCGAGCTTAAGCACATGGGAATGGCCTTCGACCTGATAGGCAAATCATCGCTGTTCACGACAAAAGGCGATCAGCCATGGTTAACACTGGACTGGATACTTAACCCGAAGAATTGGGGCTCTGTATACGAGCAGGCAATCAACGAGCACAAGCAGCGTAAAGGAGTCACTGCATGAGCAGGTTTGTAGATTCATACATCGAGCGCAACGTCCTTGGCTCAATCATGCTGGGAAGGGATGAATTCGCTGATGCAGCCCAGGATGCCATTGAGGGGCTGAGCGAAAGCGATTTCACTGTGTATGCGCACAAGGTTGTTCTCAGCACGCTGAAGAAGCTCAACTCAATCGGCTCTCCAGTCGACCTGCTGACTGTCACCTCAGACATAGAGGCTCGCGGAGAGCTCGACAAAGTTGGCGGATTCGCATACCTGGCGGAAACAACGAAAGACATCCCATCGCTTCGTAATCTGCCTGTGTACGTTCAGAAGCTCAAAGAGTTCACATCTGGTCGCATGATGATTCAGATGCTGCAGGAAGGGATTCAGAAGCTTTCTGAGCCCACTACCGACAGCGTGCAGGACATCATCGGCAATATCCAGACCAGTATTGGAGCGATTGAGGCATTTAGCGAATCAGGAACGCGACACATACTCGACGGAATTGAGATCGCAATTGACGAGGTTGAGTCAATCATCAACGGCGACATCTGGAAGCACCGGACGGAGCTTGGGCTAACGGACATCGACAAGGCGTTTGGTGGTTTCAATAACACGGATTTCATCGTTGTAGGCGGTCGCCCTGGAACTGGCAAAACAATGTTCAGCACCACGGTTACTGAGACGGTGGCACTGAAAAGCAAGAAGCCAGTGATGTTCTTCAGCCTTGAAATGCCCATCGAGCAGATTTCTCAGCGCATCGCGTTCCACCGCGCCGGGGTCAGCAAAGAGGGGTTGCTTGGCACGAATGGAAAGAATCAGGATGCAGAATGGGCAAAGGTTGGAAAGTGCCTGGAAGAATTCGGAACCGCGCCAATACACATCAACGACAAAACATCACTGAGCATTCACCAGTTACGCGCTGAAGCTCGCAGGATGCACAAGAAGCTTGGCGGACTGGGAGTTATCGTCGTCGACTATCTGCAAAAGATGAAGATGACAAACCCAGAAAACATGAACCAGTCAGTTGGTGAGATTGCTACCGGCCTGAAAAACCTCGCAAAGGAATTGCGCTGCCCGGTTATCGCATTGTCTCAGCTGAGCCGTAAGTGTGAGGAGCGCGCGAACAAACGTCCGCTTAACTCTGACTTGCGAGAGTCTGGTGTTATCGAGCAGGAGGCCGACGTTATTTTCATGGTCTACCGCGATGAGAAATACAACCCGCAAACAGAGCTTAAAGGCGTAACGGAAATCATCTGCACCAAATCACGACATGCACCTGGCGCAGAGAAAACCTACTACTTCAGCAACAAACACTCAGGTCTTGACCCTTACGCATTCGTGCAGAACGAGTTGCGCAGCTATCAGGATGAATACGAGTGTTAGGAGTAAATCATGAGGCCAAAATATCAGCTTGAAACCATCGAGAAATACGTCACAGAACATCCCGGCTGCACCTGCCCAGAAATCATCCATAACACCAGAATCCCCAGATGCTCAGTAACCTCAGCTCTCTTCCAGTTGGTAAGAGGTCAGGTTCTCAGCAGAGAGGGCAGGCCAAAGCATTATCAATATTACAAATCAGACAAGGTGGTTATTCGCAATGAGCGAGGTGATCCGATTCCGGACCACGATTTACCTAACCCACTGACTGCATTTATCAACAAGGCATTAAGAGAGGTGAGGACATGAAAGTTAAAACAGCAGATTTGAAAGGAATCAATTTAGATTGGGCAGTGGCGATGATTGACTTCAAGTATTTTAAATTGGAATCGCCCAGCCCCGAAGCACTAAATTTCTTTCTTAAATGCCAGAAATCTCCTTTTCCAGTTTTTGACTATTCAAGCAACTGGGAAAGGGTAGGTCCTTTAATCGAGGCAAGCTCCCCTGTAATCACTATTTGTCAGGCAAAGGTAAGAACAGAAATCTCGACGCTTGAAAACGGCATCCTTTCAACAGGTGTTGGACTTAGCATTAGCTACCTGGAATCTTTCCTGAGAGCTTTTGTGGCTCTGCATTCAGGTGATGAAGTTGATATCCCAGATGAGTTACTAACACCCCAGCACGCTGATGGAGAGGAATGATGAGCAGGAAAAAGTATTGGTTTCTGAATGCTCTCTGGCAAGTGGCTATGTACGGAATGCTTCTGGCTTTCTATCAGTACGAATCCTATGCGTTCGACTATAGCTGGCACTACAAGGCTGATCGCGTTTGGATGGTTGGAGCAATTTCCGCGCTAGCCCATTCGGTTATGTATTACGTGTTTCTGGAAGGTATTAATTGCTTCCCTAGAAAACAAAGGTGATGGAGAGGAATATGGACGAATCAAGAAAGCAGTTTACAACCTGGTTTAATTCACCTGAACAGAGCGAATTGCGAATGAGTTGCTCTATGGGATGGGCTTACAAAATTTGGTGTGAATCTCGCGCAGCCATCGAGATTAAGTTGCCCTCACAATCAGAATATGACGACCCACTTTCAGCATACAACGCCATAAACGACTGTGCAGCAGCCATCCGAGCAGTTTCTGTGCACGTACGTGGAATCAAAGTGAAGGAGTGAGTATGCCAATAGTGAAATGGTTTTTGTGGCGACGATGGTTATTCAGCAAATGGACCAAAAATTACAACGAGCAGCCTGTTATGGGGAATCTTCTTAAGACGAACCTTGCCTCCTGCAGGTCATATCCAATAATTTACCGTGACATGGTGAGAATCATTAGAGGACATCATGACAAAGCAGACAATCTTCCTTCGAAGTAAGCAGCAACAGCAGTCAGCAATAAACGCCATCCTCGCATCACCACTCGATAACGAACGACCCATCACCATTCGAATCTCTGACTACAAGCGGAACATTGACCAGAACGCGAAATTTCACGCGATGCTGGGAGATATTGCTCGTCAGGTGACATGGTGCGGAAAGCAACTCAAGCCTGAGCAGTGGAAGGTATTGCTAATTAGCGGTCATGCAGTCGCTACAAAGCAGGAGGCTGAAGTCGTGCCCGGATTGGAGGGTGAGTACGTCAATATCCGCGAGAGCAGCGCAGAGATGAGCGTAGGACGAATGGCTAGTCTCATAGAGTACACGATGGCTTGGGCAGCAGGGCAGAACGTCAGATTCACTGACAGGAGGTACGATTGAAGCGAACGTATTTCTTCCACCCTCCAATGACAACCGACGAAGCCAACCAACTAATCACTCTCTACCACTCCAGAAACGTACAAACCACCAAGCACCTAAGCGCTGACCCACGCCTGTGGATAGTTGGAGCCTTGTTGCCAGAGTACGCCAGCGAGCCAAAGGGTAGGAGTCAGTATCAATCCAGAATGTGGAGTTAAGTATGCCAAGACCGAGAAGCAAATATCGACATAAACACAAATACCCGAAACAAATTAACCATCCCGATATTAACCCTCAATCAGAACCAATAATCAGATATGTAACAGCATTCATCGTCGTTTTATGTGTCGTTACTTGGCTAGTTACACCACATATGTGAGGTATCTATGAGCAACTTAGACGATGACTACGCAGACCGACTCGCTGACCTTCTCGAAGATATGGAAGGTGACGGCGTTGACTCGGTAGGAATGATTATGAACTGGGTAGCAGGATATGTTCAGGGAAGGATAGAGGTTAATGGCGCGGAAGCCTACATGTACCAGTTCGAAGATGCCGACATGATTATCCAGCTACAGGAACCGGAAGAAACCACAGCAGCGAGGTTGCATTGATATGGACTATTCACAGTTATCAGATTTTGAAATTAACAGCGCAGTACATAATGCGAAACTAAAAGAGCCATATGATCTGGTGTTCATGGGTAATGATCGAATTGCATGGACGAAAGAAAATGGCGATCAAATTATCACGGATAAAGTTCCTTACACCATAAACGGAGTGCATGACTACTGCAACAACCCGGCAGACGCATGGCCGATCATTGTTGGTAGCAAGATAAACATCAGGTTCGGTGCGGAAGGGATGGCTTGTGAGGCTCAGTTTATGCAGTACGGGCATGAGAGTGTGGAGTTTTACCACGCCAACCCCCTTCGAGCTGCAATGATTGTCTTTCTCATGATGCAGGACGCCAAACATGCTTAGCCAATCAGAAGCCCAATCCTACGAGCAGCAGAGCATACGTCGAACGTTGTGCGCAGGCTGCACGAAGGAGCTATCAGACGATGAGGCCCACGTTTGTGAAGAATGCGCCTCACTGGCAATAGCGTATCGCGACCCTAACGGATTTATGACGGAGGAAGATGATGAGTGATTCAACAAGTAGCTCTGATTATTTGTACTTGGTTTTAGTGCCTGTGGCAGAAGTGTTCCGGTCTGAATTCCCTAATGGCACTGCGCCATTCAATGCCATTCGTACCTATTCAAAATGCCGAGTGAAGTTTACAAGCAAGCGAATGGAAAGAGAGTGGCAGGAATTCTGCAAAAAACACGATCTGAAAAACGACCCTGAACTGGAGTATTAAATGGCTAACCTACGCAAAGAAGCACGCGGCAGGGAGTGCCAGGTGCGCATCTATGGTGTCTGCAATCACAATCCTGAAACTACAGTGCTTGCTCATTATCGTATGGCTGGAATATGCGGCACTGGAACGAAGCCAGATGACCTTCTCGCAGCATGGGCATGTAGCAGTTGCCATGACGAGATAGACCGCAGAACGCATATCATCGACCACGAATTTGCAAAGATATACCACCTGGAAGGTGTAATGCGCACTCAGGACATTCTGCGCAAGGAGGGGAAAATAAAGACATGAATGAATATAACTTCATCCTTCCATGGCCTCCCAGCGTAAACACATACTGGCGACGGCAAGGAAGCAGGTATTACATCAGCAAGAAAGGCCAGCAGTACCGCAAAGAAGTTATCCAGATTATCAAAAACCTCAACCTAGACATCCTCACAAAATCACGGCTCCGCATCAAAATCATCGCCGCAGTGCCAGATTCCCGGCGCAGAGATATCGACAACATTTTGAAATGTCTCCTCGACTCACTTGTCCACGCCTCATTCGCTGAGGACGACGAGCAGTTTGATGATATTCGCGTGATTCGTGCAGCAAAAGTGAATGGCGGTCAGGTTGAAATCAAGATTACAGAACTATCGGAGGCGGCATGAGCAAAATCCAATATCCAATGACCACAGCAGCAATTTTCGATGATGTCGTCTATCCGCTGCATTTCGATAACGCCGACAAGGTCAAGCAAGAAATTGACGGCGCTGTTAACTGGTTCTGCCGGTGGTGCAACGAAGAGAAGGCAGTCGTGAAGGCTGGTTTACTGGTCAGTTGCTGGGGTCAGTATCTGAATCATGAGCAGATTATGCAGGAGGTCACATGTGCAGCGTAACCAACATCCAGCAAGTCAAATGGCAGCGTCAGCGCGATATGCATACCGAGCAGGTGCTGATTGACAAAGAGCAGGAACTTGAGAGCAGCCTTGAGTATGTGCGTGAGCAGCTGCGGGAAGTGCGTAATAGGCTCGGAACGAACAAGCCAGACCATGACCCGGAGGCAGCGTAGATGGACGTTAAAAACTCGCTTGAGCGCCTTAAAAAGCTGAATGAAGAAAACAGAACTCCAGTGAGGGTATCTCGCGGCCTTCTTAAATCAGCGCTGATGGAAATTGAAATGCAGAGCAAATTACACGGTGAATCATTTGCAACGAGGATGGTCGCTGGTCAATTGAAAGAAGTGTTGGGGGTAAAGCCATGAAACACACACCGATATTCGGCATGGTCAACTTCATAGACGATGCTCATTTCCGCCGCGTATGGAAGCACCCAAAGAAAACCATCAACTCTCGCCAGAAAGCATGGGTTCACTACATGCTGCAGGTGTGGGGCAAGGTTAATGCAGGTGATGATTCCCCTGGAGGTGCAATCAACGTTATAGGTCGCCTGATGATTCGTAGCCAGTGGAGTGATGACAAGGCCAAACAGATTGAGTCTGTCGTCATGCGGCTTTACGAAGAAGATGGATTGCGTGGAGATGCGCTCTATAAGAAAGCTCGCGAACTGGTCATCCCTCAATCATCGTTCAGCAACATCATCGCTCTCGCCAAAGAATCCGATGATGCTGCTTTCGTTGAACGTGTGATGGTCAAGACGTTTCACCGTGAAAGCCCCGTCCGCGATGTAGCTATTAAGCGATATTGCAATCGCAATTGCACGCAAGATATCGCCAGGCTGATGAATGCAGTCACCGGAATGGATATCCAGTCATGCAGGAGAAGGGTCGTCTGGTGCGAGAATGTGCTCGATTCGGAAATCTTTTATGCGATGAGGCGCGAAATTGAGAAGGAATTTCCACAAGCAGCATAATTTTTAGGTAAATTGTCCTAAATGTATTGCTTTCGCAAAATTGAAGGTATATATTTCATGTAGGCTCGGCAGTCAAAGACGAAAGAGCGTGTTGGTGAGATAACAGAGGCGGGGCTCACCAACGATTCCGCCTAGTTGGTAAAACCGCGTGTTTGCGCGACTACTCCAACCATCGCAGGCTGAGAGGTCTGCAAATTTTCGACGCGTAAGAGTTGCGGTTATCCAGCAACAACTAGGGCCCCGGCAGAGATGCAGGGGCCTTTTTATTGGCGAAATCTGGTAAGTGCATTGACTTGGTAATCCAGGATAGTTCCGGCTGGTCAATGGGGGCAGTGCTCTTTCCAGTTTTCGTCACGTTAGCGACTTTGCGGACTTTTAAGAAACGGACCACAAAGATAAATGCAAACGATGATCAATTCCTGGCAGTAGCCTAATGGCTAAACACCAGTGAGGTCTTCCGACTCCTCATCAAAGAATTCGGCGCACTGGCCCGGTGTGATTAATAATGGGCGCACGACCTTTCTGAAAGCACTCTATATCCAACAACCAGACCTCACACACCTCACCGTATCGCTCTGTGGCTACGGGTTAGAGTGCTGCCAAAAAAGAAAACCCGCTCAATGGCGGGCTTCGTGAAGATGGGTGGCAAGAGACTGCGTCAACAGCCTCTTGCCTGATTTGCTCATGCCTTTAGTCACGAACAAACCACGTTACCGCAAAATGTATCCTGGATTTGTTCTGATCACCATCATCCCTAATCCTAATTTGAACAAATCCTCACACCGTGGGGTAAGACATGAAGATGCCAGAAAAACATGACCTGTTATCCGCATTAATTGCGGCAAAGGAACAAGGCATCGGAGCCATCCTTGCGTTTGCAATGGCGTACCTTCGCGGCAGATATAATGGCGGTGCGTTTACGAAAACAGTAATCGACGCAACGATGTGCGCCATTATCGCCTGGTTCGTACGTGACCTTCTCGACTTCGCCGGACTGAGTAGCAACCTTGCCTATATCGCAAGTGTGTTCATCGGTTACATCGGTACTGACTCGATAGGTTCGCTAATCAAACGCTTCGCTGCTAAAAAAGCCGGAGTCGATGATGCAAATCAGCAGTAACGGAATCAACAAACTTAAACGTGAAGAAGGCGAGAAGCTTAAAGCTTATCTCGACAGTCGCGGCATACCAACAATCGGTGTTGGTCATACCGGGAAGGTTGACGGCAAGCCAATTGCTCTTGGCATGACTATCACAGCAGAAAAATCATCTGAGCTTCTGAAAGGTGACCTGCGGTGGGTAGAAGATGCAATCAGCAGCCTTGTGCGCGTTCCGCTTAATCAAAACCAGTACGATGCTTTGTGCAGCCTGATATTCAATATCGGCAAAACAGCATTCGCAGGGTCTACAGTTCTTCGCCAGCTCAACCTGAAGAATTACCAGGCTGCCGCTGATGCATTCCTGCTCTGGAAGAAGGCTGGTAATGATCCCGACATCCTTCTCCCTCGGAGACAACGAGAAAGAGCGCTGTTCTTATCATGAGCAGAATAACCGCAATAATCATTGCAGCAATCGCCTGCATCATTGTCTCGCTTGGATGGGCTGTTAATCACTACCGTGACAACGCCATTGACTACAAAGAGCAGAGAGACAAGGCCAATAAAGACCTCAATCTGGCGAAAGAAACAATAAGCGACATGCAGACGCGCCAGCGCGACGTTGCCGCTCTCGACGCTAAATACACGAAGGAGCTTTCTGATGCTAATGCGACTATCGAAAGTCTCCGCGCTGATGTTTCTGCTGGGCGTAAGCGCCTGCAAGTCTCCGCCACCTGTTCAAAGTCAGCGTCCGGAACCAGCGGCATGGGCGATGGAGAAAGCCCAAGACTTACAACAGATGCTGAGCTCAATTATTACCGTCTCCGAAGTGGAATCGACAAAATAACCGCTCAGGTGAATTACCTGCAGGAATACATAAAAACTCAGTGCCTGAAGTAACCCACCATAGCGCTACATCTTCGCTGCTTACCTGCATTAGCCATGACTGCAGCCCCTCCTTTCTGCAAGAGCGTGCAGGTTATTCGAAAAAGATGATACCGCGTCACAGCATTGCGGGATGTCCGTGGCGTTCATAGCTGCCTTCTCAAGCAGTGGTAGAAGAATTGAGGAAATATAAAGTTCTGCAAATGGTGTCGGTAAAGCGCCATTGACAGAGTTTTATGTAGATATGAAGTGACAAGGGTGTCGGCAATTGCCGTACAGATATCAAAAACCCCAGCAGGAAATTCCAAAATGACTAAACGCGCTATCTCAACTGGTGGTTATCCAATCGAAGTATCCACCCCTACCGACCCGGTAACCATTCCTGCAGCGACAACCTCAGCAATCGGCGGGGTGAAGAAGATGGCAGCGCAGGCTGATTCAACTGCAACTGACGTTGCTGGTCTGCTGGCAGATTTCAACGCTCTGCTGGCTAAAGCCCGCACTGCCGGACTGATGTGATGATCACCATGAAGGTGGTCGCACAAAAGCGGTGGTGGGTTAGCCCATTACTTTCCGTGCTTAAGGCATTTGTCTATGCACGCATCGTTAAAGAGAAACACTTCAAATCCCTGTCAGGCTTTATTGCCCGATGGGGATTCAAGTTCAAGGCGGAGAAGTGAAATGGCGCGAGTATTGAAGCAGGCAAAGGTTAGGGCCATTTACCCGGGAGGTAGGGAGGTTAATGGCTACACGACATCCCCGCCCAGTAAAACCGATGAACCTTTCCAGGTATGGGTATCTGAAAAGGGCGATGGGATAGAAGTGACTAGCATCCTCATTAATCCCTCGCTGGCTGAATCAGTAGAGTTTACCTTCCAGTACGAAACGCGAGATTACGGTAAATAACATGGCAAAGCTCACCGACAAACAAGAGCTGTTTGCCCGTGAGTTCATAATTGACCTCAATGCCACTCAGGCAGCCATAAGGGCGGGCTACAGCGAGAAGTCATCCCGCAACCAGGGTGCGAGGATGATGGCAAATGATGACATTTTAGACCGCATTGCTGAGCTTAAGGCCGAGCGCAATGAGCAAGTAGGTGTAGACGCTGCTTACGTATTGCGACGTCTCACTGAAATCGACCAGATGGATGTGCTCGACATCCTGCTTGCTAACGGCGAGCTTAAGCCCATTAAAGACTGGCCTAAGGTATGGCGCACAACGCTATCAGGAATGGATGTCGTCGAGATGGCATCAGCTGACAGCGCTGCTCTGCTGAAGAAAATTAAATGGCCTGACAAGGTGAAGAACCTTGAGCTGCTAGGTAAGCACGTAGACGTGCAGGCGTTTAAAGAAAACATAAAGACCGAGCAGACGGGAACAATGCAAGTCGTCAACTACTCGCCATCTGATTATGCCGCAGCGCAGCAAGCGCTAGAGGGGAAGCTAACCGGGCTGGATTAAGCATATGAACGAAATTATCGAATGGGATGATTTGTCATTCCCTGAGCGGGTCGTACTTCGTTCAAAGTCCACCAAATCGTTTCTTAACTTCACACGCCTGTGGTTTGAGCTGATTCAGGGTGATCGCCTTCTGGTTAACTGGCATCACCGGCTAATGGCGTCAAAGATTGATGACCTTATCGCCGGAAGATTAGAGCCGCGCAACCTAATTATCAACATACCGCCTGGCGGGACGAAAACAGAGTTCTTCTCCATTCACTTTCCTGCCTACGTCAACGCACTGGTGCAGGAAGGCAAACTCAAGCGCTTTCGTAACCTGAATATCTCGTTTGCTGACACCCTGGTTAAACGTAACTCACGCCGCACCAGGGACATTATTGCCAGCAAAGAGTATCAGGAGCTCTGGCCTTGCTCATTCGGTGTTAACCAGGCTGAAGAGTGGGAGATAAAAGACGATCGCGGCCGCTCAATCGGTCAGACAGTTTCCCGTTCAAGCAACGGGCAAATCACCGGTGGTCGTGGCGGCTACTTCGGTCCCGAGTTCTCCGGCATGGTCATGTTGGATGACTACAACAAGCCAGTCGACATGCTCAGCGAATCGCGCAGGAACAGCGCCAACACGCTTCTGGTAAACACCATTCGCTCTCGTCGTGGAGATAAGTCCAAAGAGCACCCAACGCCGTTTGTGAGCATTCAGCAGCGCCTTCACACCGACGATGCAACAGGATTCATGTTATCAGGCGGAATGGGCGTTAAGTTCCACCATGTCGCCATCCCTGCGCTGATTGACGAAAAGTACATTCAGTCTCTTGCTGAGCCATGGCGCTCTCTGTGCTGGGAGACGATAAAAGACACCGACTCTGTGGAAGTGTCCGGTACTCGTTACTGGTCATACTGGCCGCAGATGGAAGACGTGAACGACCTCCTGCAGCTTTGGGAGAAAGACCGTTACACATTCCTCTCACAGTACCAGCAAAACCCTATGGCGCTTACTGGCGGCATCATTGATACAGACTGGTTCCAGACCTACACCTCGCTTCCTAAGCTCACTCATCGCGCCGTGTACGTTGATACAAACAGCGGCAAGGTAGAGGACTGGCTTGACTACACGGTATTCACGCTGGTTGGCATGGGCGTGGATGGCAATCTCTACATCATCGATGTAGTACGTGGTCGCTGGGACCCTGAAGACCTCCTGAAGAAAGCAGAAGAGGTCTGGGAGAAATGGCGCATGCAGGGCTCGCTACGAATCATGCCAATGCGACACATGGCTATCGAAGAGAAACAGGCTGGTCAAGGCCTGATAACAACCCTCAAGAAGCGCAACAGTATTCCGGTTAAAGAGATCCCTCGAGGTGCAGGCCAGAACAAACTGGTTCGCTGCCTTAACGTCATTCCTCAGATTAAAACTGGCAAGGTTTATGTTCCTGCCACTCATGATGAGAACGGAGCTATCAGGCCTCACGTTTACTACGAAGACGGAACGGTAGCCGGTACTACCTCATGGGTTATCACCGCAATGACTGAATGCGCCGCGTTCTCTGCTGACGACAGTCACGACAATGACGACATCCTTGACACCTGGATGGACGCCATTGACGACAATCTTATTTCTGGTCGCCAGCCAATGGTTATCGACCCGAGCCAACTCAGGAGAATTTAAGTGTGGCCGTTTAAAAAGAAACAAGTCGCCGCGCCTGAGCCGGTGAAAGAACAAAAGCCTGAGATGAAAATCCGGGCTGAGGCGGTAGCAGAAATTCAGGCCAAGCCACCTCGCGAGATTGAACAGTACAAGCCACCAAGCGGAGTTATCCCTGAGAGCATAGAGAAAGGCATACTGGCGATGGACTCAACGCCATACGCCGCTCTGAACGAAGCTTATATGGGATATACCTATGGCTATCCTGACAGCTTCCCCGGCTATCCATACCTGGCTACGCTCGCTCAAAAGCCTGAGTATCGCAAGATGGTGGGAACCATCGCTGAAGAGATGACCCGTAAGTGGATAAAGCTTAAGACGGTCGGTGATGACGATAAAGCAGAGCGAGTCAAACAACTCTACGCTGCAATGGAAAAGTTCAAGGTTAAGGACCGATTTCGCGAAGCAGCAGAGCATGACGGCTACTTTGGCGGCGGACAGATTTATATCGATGTTCAGTCAGCCAGGGGTGTGTCTGCATGGACTGACCCGGTAGAGCTTGGGTCAAAGCTGTTCCTGTCTGACAAGAAGATTAAGAAAGGCAGCCTCAAGGGATTTACCGTTATCGAGCCAGTATGGACTTACCCGGGCGTCTACAACACAGATAACCCGATGAGCCCTGACTTCTACAAACCGACAGAATGGTTTGTGATGGCTAAGACGGTCAATGCCAGCCGTATGATGGACTTCGTATCTCGCGAGGTGCCTGACCTTCTTAAGGCTGCATACAACTTCCGTGGGCTGAGCCTGACGCAAATTGCCGAGCCATACGTCAATAACTGGCTAAGAACGCGAGACAGTGTTAGCGACCTGATTCACTCGTTCACCATTCCTGTTCTCTCAACCAATATGGGGACAGTGTTACAAGGCGGTGGAGCAGAGTCGCTTATCAAGCGCCTTCAGATGCTCAATCAGTGTCGGGATAATCGCGGCGCTTTCGCAGTAGATAACACGCCAAACCAGGAAGAAAAGGCTGAGTTCATTAGCGCACCTCTTGGTGGTCTTGATGCCTTACAGGCGCAGGCACAGGAGCAAATGGCAGCAGTTTCCAGCATTCCTCTGGTTAAGCTGCTAGGCATCTCACCTGCTGGCCTTAACGCATCATCAGATGGCGAGATTCGAGTCTTCTACGACTATATTCACGCCCTGCAGCAATCCATCTTCAAAGACAACCTGAAGCGCGTTCTGGACATCATCCAGCTTTCAGAGTTTGGCGACATCGACCCGGATATCTACTTCGAGTTTGAGCCTCTCTACGAGATGACCGAGAAAGAGAAAGCGGAAATCCGCAAGATTGACGCTGACACCGACGCGGTTAACGTAGCAACCGGTGCGCTGACGGGTAATGAGATTCGGCAGAAGATCGCAAATGACCCTGACAGCCCATACCACTCACTGGACCTAAGCGATGACATCGAAATCGAAGACGACTACGAAGACGATGACCAGCGGGAAGAAGAAATCGACGCAGCAAACGCTGAGAGCAATTCATCCTAATGCCGGTGTTGAGGCGTGGTATCGAAGACAGCTAGACAACCACATCAGAGAGATGCAGAAGTCCGTTGTGTACTGGCTAACCGCTAATTACAAAGCAAGCGGTGCAGCGGTGGCAATGGACGCATCTCCTGCTGTGTTTATGCGCGATGCCATGAAGAAGCTCGCTAAGCGATGGACAAAGGCATTCGACAACGTATCTCAGAAGCTGGCCGAAAGGTTTGCCGGTGATGCGATGAAGAATACTGATGTATCTCTCCATAAAGCGCTTGAAACGGCAGGCTTCACGGTTGAGTTCAAGATGACAGCGCCGATGAATAACGCACTGCAGGCAACTATTGCAGAGAACGTTGGGCTGATACGCTCAATCCCTGAGAAGTATTTCATTGAGGTTGAGGGGCTGGTTATGCGCTCGGTTGCACGAGGTCGTGACCTTTCTTACCTCACTGACGAGCTTCAGAATCGCTATGGCATCACGCGCAGGCGTGCGGCATTAATCGCACGCGATCAGAACAACAAGGCAACCTCAGTAATGCAGGCTGCAAGGCAGCAATCACTTGGTATCACTCAAGGCGTCTGGAAGCACTCGCATGCTGGCAAAGAACCACGACCATCGCACGTTAAAGCTGATGGAAAGGTGTTTGAGCTAAGCAAGGGAATGTACCTCGATGGCAAATGGGTGATGCCTGGCGAGGAAATCAACTGCCGTTGCACCTGGTCACCAGTCATACCAGGCCTCTCGTAAATAATCAAAATCAATCAAGGTCGCTAAGGCGGCCTTTTTTATTGCCATAAGCGGGGAAGTCTATGGACGAACTCGAATCCTACTCGCTAGCCGAGGATGAGGATAAGTGGATAACCATAAATGGTTCCCACGTCAAAATTGATGAAAATGGAGATGTTGTTGCTGGCGCTGAAGGGAAGATTAATAGCAATAAAGATGAAAAGAAATCAGCCGGGGCAAAACTATCAGCCAATGAAAAGTCAGCCATTTCCAGTTACTCAGGTGACAATTTCTTAAAAATAAACTCAGATCTTCGTAAAGGTAAAGATGAAGACCCTGATGTGGCACGTATTGACTCAGCCATTAGCAAGGGAAGTTTAGAAGGTGGAACGCTTTACCGAGGAATGAGCAGGGAGGACGCAAAAAAACTGTTCCCAGGCGGAGATATTAAAAAGGGAATGGTTGTTTCAGACCCCGCTTTTCTTTCCACATCTAAAGAAAAAAAAATCGCCGGTATGTTCAGCATCGGCGGTGTAATGCTCCAAATAGAAACAAATCAAGGAGACAAGGGGCTGGATGTTACTGGTCTTTCCAGCAACAAGCATGAGGATGAAACATTACTTCCACGCAATGCAAAAATGGAAGTGATTGGAGTGCATCCTCCAAAATCACCGGGTCAGCCGGTGACAATAAAGGTCAGATACAAAAGCGAGGAAAAAAGACCCGCAATGGACGGGATTACAGAAAGCCTGGCATTTGACCGCGCTTCAATGCGCTCGTTTGATGGCAACGGCAGGCTTCAGGTTAAGTTAAGCAATATCAGCAAGGCGAATGTCTGCCCCTACTTCGGGAGAGAGATTCCAGGCGCTGAAAAGCTCGGGTTAGAGCCAGATAAGATTTATCATTTATGGCGACACCCTGATGAACTGAAGAAAGCCGCTGCAACATTCAACAATATCCCCCTTTTATCAATCCATACACCTGACTTCCCCGGCGACCCACCACGCGAATATCGCGTTGGCGTAACGCATTCAAATGCAGACTTTGACGGAACGTATCTGACAAACGGCTTATCGGTTTGGGACGACTCCGCAATCGCCGGTATCGAGACGGAAGAGCAGGAAGAATTGTCTTCGTCGTACCAATACGTCGCTGACATGACCCCCGGAGTTACACCGAATGGAGAGCCGTATGACGGCATCATGCGGGACATCATCGGGAACCACGTAGCGCTGGTTGAAAGAGGCCGCGCAGGAAGCGACGTATTGGTCGCAGATTCATTACCCCCGGAGTTAATGCTCATGAGCAAACGTAAAGCCGCGATTATTCGCGCAACGCTGAAGCCGTTACTGGCAGCTGATGCTGATTTGGAGGCTGAAGTACGGAAGGCGCTTCTGGCGCTGGATGAAGCCGAAAAAGAAGACGAGAAAGAAAAGAAACCGGCTGAAGACGAGGATGACGACAAGGACGACGAGAAGAAGAAAACCGCTGACGATGAAGATGACGAAGACAGCGATGACAAAAAGAAAAAGCCAGCCGAAGACGAAGACGATGAAGACGACAAAGTCTCCAAAACGGCAATGGACAGTGCGATTCGCTTAGCTGCGGACAGCGCAACCAAACGTGCGGCGGAGAACTTCCGAAAAGTGCGTGAAGCTGAGCAGGCTGTGCGCCCACTTATTGGCGATGTCGTTGCAATGGACTCCGCTGATGATGTCTACCGCACTGCACTTGAGCAGGCTGGCGTGGATATCGAAGGCGTTCATCCTTCAGCCTTCCCTAAGATGGTCAAAATGGCTATCGAGCAGCAGAACAACAAACGCCCTGTCATTGCGCAGGATTCCGCATCTCACAGCGAATTTGAGAAAGCTTTCCCGACCGCTGGCAAACTGAAACGAGGTTTCTAACATGGCAGGTTTTCAGAGTGTAATTAACCAATACCCAGCACCGGGTGTTGAAGGTGGCTTTGCTAGCACCAACCCTCACGCCACTTTCCTGGCTGGCGAAGCAGCATTGGTTGCTGGCACTAGCGGTCTGACCGTAGGTCGCTTTGCATGGGCTGTCGATGGTGTTGCATCAAATACCGGCACCGGCGCTCCTTCTGGCTTCGTCCATCGCGATGGTCAGGCATCAATCACTGTATGGCTTGGTGAGGCTTCAATGCTCATTCAGCCAGGCCGTGAAGTGACCCTGATGACCGCTGGAGACTTCTGGGCACGTACCGCCACTGCAGCAACTCGCGGACAGAAAATCTTTGCTGTGCTTGCTGACGGCACCATTAAGACCGGTGCTGCAGGAGCAACCATTTCCGGCGCAGTCGAAACGCCTTTCTATGCTGGTAGCGCTTGTGATGCAGGCGAACTGGTCAAAATCAGCACCTGGAGCAAGTAATGAACGAATTTCAGAAACACTATTCCGCAGCTAGCGGCAAATACGGCATCATTCTGCCGGGCGCGAAAGACTACCTGAAGCCTGACTTCGCAGAAAACTTCCAGTTGGCGATGGACGCCCAGCCAACCATGGTTACTGCGAACAACGCAGGTATCCCGGCGTATTTCACCAACTACGTTGATCCAGAGCTGATTCGCGTTCTGGTCACCCCAATGAAGGCAGCAGAAATCATTGGTGAAGTGAAGAAAGGCGACTGGACTACCCTGACCGCGCAGTTCCCAATCGTTGAAAGCACCGGTGAGACCAGCTCATATGGAGACTTCAACAACAACGGCATGACCGCAGCGAACGTTAACTGGGTTCCTCGCCAGTCTTACCATTACCAGACTCATACCCGCTGGGGTGAACGTGAGCTGGATATGTACGGCGCTGCGCGTATCGGTTACGCAGCAGAGCTTAACGTAGCATCTGCTCTGGTGCTGAATAAGTTCCAGAACAAGTCCTACTTCTTCGGTATCGATGGTCTGATGAACTATGGCTTGCTTAACGACCCTTCTTTAACAGCATCAATCACGCCAAATGCAACAGGCGCTGGCGGAGCTGTAACCTGGTCATCCAAAGATGGTCAGGCGGTATATGACGACATCGTTAAGCTGTACGGTCAGCTGGTTTCTCAAACCAAAGGTCTGATTGAGCGTACCGACCCAATGACTCTTGCCATGTCTCCTTCTGCGGAAGTGAACCTGACCAAGACCAACATGTACAACGTCAACGTGTCTGACCTGCTGAAGAAAAACTTCCCTAACCTGCGTGTTGAAACTGCAGTTGAGTATTCAACTGATGCGGGTGAGCTCGTGCAACTGATTGCTGATCGTCTTGGCGAACAGGATACCGCTTATGCAGCCTTCACCGAGAAGATGCGTGCGCACGCAGTTGTGGTTGAAGAATCCAGCTGGAAGCAGAAGAAGTCAGGCGGCACATGGGGTGCAATCATTCGTCAACCGCTGGGCATTGCCAGCATGATCGGGGTTTAATTCATGGCAGAGACTATCGTAGTAGGTTGCAAACTTCCTAATGGCCTGATTGTTGAGCAGGATGGCTACATGGTAACGCTGAACGGTTCAAACTCAGCCAATGTTATTGGCGGTTATGGTCTGACCGATGGCGTAGACAAGGATGCGTTCGAGAAGTGGCTTTCAGTTCATAAAGAGCAACCTTACGTCGTGAATGAGCTCGTTTTTGCTCAGGCAAAAGCCAACAGCGCACAGGCAAAGGCGTCCGAGAACGCCAAGGTCAAGTCTGGCCTTGAGGGACTCCCTCAGGACAAGCCAATGCCAGGCATCGAAAAATCGGACGGTAAGTAATCATGGCGATCGTTGTTTTCGACATTAACGCATTCCGTGAGCGTTACCCCGAGTTTGACACGGTAAGTGACACGCTGCTGAATGCGTATTTCGTTGAGGCAACGGTCTACCTTGATAACACTGATTGCAGTCCTGTTACCGATGTAAATGTGCGTTCGGTGTATCTGAATATGCTCGTGGCGCACATTGCAGCCCTGAATTCAGGTGTGGGTGGTCAGAAGCCATCCGGACTTGTCGGCAGGGTTGCGAGCGCATCTGAAGGGTCTGTATCAGTATCAACTGGTGAGGTGCCTGTAAGCCCATCTTCATGGTGGTATCTGCAGACACCTTACGGCGCTGCCTACTGGCAGGCTACCGCTCCTTACAGGACGTTTAAATACGTTCCTGGCGCATCGCCATCATTCTATCCAGGGCATTATTACCGCAGGCCTGTGACCCGGAGGTGAGCATGACCACGTTTAGTGGTGGCGCGGCACTAGAGGCGAAACTTGCTGAACTGGCGGCAAAGCTTGGCGACGGGAAAACGCTGAGGGTGGGATTCCTTGAAGGGGCAACATACCCTGACGGGCAATCCGTCCCAATGGTTGCTGCAGCCAACGAATATGGCGACCCGGCAATGAACAGGCCTCCACGCCCATTCTTCCGGAACATGATCGCCGAAAAGTCACCAGAATGGCCGCAGGATATTGCGAAAATAGCCGAGGCTACCGGTTATGACGCAGAAACGATGCTGGGAATGATGGGTGAGCATATTAAAGGTCAGTTGCAGGGCTCAATCAGAGATTTGATGGAGCCTGCTCTATCTCCAGTTACGATCGCCAAAAAGGGCTTCTCTAAGCCACTCATTGAAACATCCCACATGCTAAACAGCGTCGATTACGACATTAAGGATGGCGTATGAACCTGAGAGGCATAGCCAATAGCGCCACGAGAGCAATAAACCCCAACGTAAATGGAGTGTTCCGGATCAATACCGGATTCACTACGTTACCTGGTGGAAAGCGTGAGCAGACGTACAGCAACGTTGATGTTGAAGTGCAGATGCAAGAGCTTTCGTCAACAGACCTGCGACAGGTAGATGCCATAAACATTCAGGGCATCCTGAAAAGTGCGTATCTGAATGGGAACTTCAACGGCGTGAACCGACCAGATCAAAAGGGTGGCGACATACTTATCGTTAATGGTCAGCAGTGGTTGGTAGTGAAGGTTCCTGAGTTATGGCCTGAATGGTGCCGAGTGATTGTTAACCTGCAGAGGTCGCCATGACAGCCACAGTAGACATCACCGAGCTTGACCTGCGCATCGCGCTGCAGGCGTTTCTGATGGATATCACCGGCCTAACCATCGATAACGTGTTGGTGGGTCAGCAGAACCTTACGCCAATGCCGCTTCATGACTTCATCATCATGACGCCGCTGAAGCAGATAGGACTTTCTACCAACCGCGTCAAATACGATGACAACGGAGTGTATGGCGAAGGTAAACAACTCAATCAGCGCAGCACGCAGTGGCCTTGTCAGATTGACTGTTACGGTGAGAACGCAGCTGATAACGCTGCAATCATCGGCACGATAATCCGCTCAGACTTTGCCTGTGAATGGTTCAGGCAGAACGGCAATGTCATCACCCCTCTTTACTGCTCAGACCCTCATCAGACAACGATGATAAACGGCGAGCAACAATACGAAGGCCGCTGGACGATGGAATTCATCGGGCAATTCAACCCGTCTGTTACCACACGCCAGGACTTCATGGACAGCATTACAGTCGGCGTTATTGCCGCAGATTTAAAATACCCACCGGAGAGTGCATAAATGGCAATCCCATTACGCAAAGATATTCAAATCAATCCTGGAGTGCTGCCAGCGGGCGGTTCAGCGCTTGATCTGAATGGCCTTATCCTTACCGACAGCGCTTATGCTCCGGTGGGGAGTGTTATCACATTCACGAATAAGGAAGACGTAGCGGCCTATTTCGGTAGTGCATCTGCTGAATTCAGCATGGCTGAAGTGTATTTTCAGGGCTACGACAATTCCACCAAGACCCCTGGCGCATTGCTGTTTGCACGGTTCAACCCGGAAGCGGCTGCAGCGTGGTTACGCTCAGGCTCTATGGCGGCCGTAACGTTAGACCAGCTCAAATTACTGAGCGGCGTATTAACCCTGACAGTTGACGGAACTGCGGTAACATCAGCCAGTATCGACCTGAGTACGGCAACAAGCTTTGCTATGGCCGCTGACCTGATTGAAACGGGTATCGGCTCCAGCGTTACGGTAGAGTACGACACCACTCAAAAGCGATTCATCATCACCAGTGCGACCGATGGAGCAGCGAGCACCATCACATACGCAACCGGCACTCTTTCTGCTGGGCTGAAACTGACAGCCGCTACCGGCGCTCAGTTGTCACAGGGCGCAGATGCAGCAGTAGTGACCACGGCGATGCAGTCAGTGCTTGATAGCTCTCAGAACTGGGCAATTTTCACTACATCCTTCACGCCTACCGAGCAAGAGGCGCTGGACTTCTCTGCCTGGGTCAACGGTCAGAATTACCGGTTCGGCTACGTGCCATTTACGCTGGAAGAGTCAGCTCTGGTATCTGGATCAACCGATACTCTGGCATACAAAATCATCAGCACATACGACTATTCAAACGTCGTGCCGGTGTTCGGTGACCAGACTCACGCAGCGAGCGTAATCGGCTATGCAGCATCTCTTGACTTCGACCGCCAGGAAGGCCGAGTACCATTCAAGTTCCGCTCGCTCGGCGGCCTGCTGCCAGAAGTAACCACGTCAGCAAATTACGATGCGCTGATTGCCAACGGCTACAACTTCTACGGCGCGTACACGGCGAATAACTACGACACCCGTTACTGGGCTGATGGCACCATTACAGGTGACTTCAAGTGGTTTGACTCCTTCTGCTTCCAGATTTGGCTAAATGCCAACTTGATGCAGGACGCTATTGAGCTATTCCAGTCCAACCGCAGCATTCCATACAACGCACGCGGCAAGGCAATCATCGAGGCGTCATTCTCAGATACGCTGAATCAGGGCATCACCTTTGGTGGTATCCGTACGGGCGTAACACTGTCCAGTTCTCAAATTTCCGAGATTCAGAACGCCGTGGGCGCTGATATCTCCCCATCGCTGATAGCTAAGGGTTACTACCTGTATATCGCAGACGCAACTCCTACGCAGCGTCAGGAGCGCACAAGCCCTAGAATGACCCTGTGGTACTGCGACGGTGGTTGCGTGCAGAAAATCACTCTCGCAAGCATTGAGGTGCAATAAATGTCCAACACTATTACAAGCGCTGATTCAATCTTTGCCCTCACTGTTACCAACCTGTTCCCCAGCGCTCAAACGCTGGAAGGATACGCAGCGGACGCGATGTTTGCTCTGGGCGATACAGAAATGGCGGTTTCAGTCCGTGGCGCTGACGGCAAGCTCTCAGGCGGCTTCGTTTTCGGTGAGTATCTGCAGACGATCACAATCATGCCTGACAGTCCATCTCGTGACCTGTTCGAGACCTGGCAACTGACATCTCTGACCTCGAAGGCAGTATTCCGCTGCAACGCAACAATTATCCTCCCGGCGATTAGTCGCAAGTTCACACTGACCAATGGCATCCTGCAACGCGTAAAAGCCATCCCTGATGCGCAGCGCGTACTGCAGGCAATGACCTTCCAGATTAACTGGGAGTCAGTCGTGGGCGAAGCGTACAACGCATAAGGACTAACATGGCACGCAAAGAGATTTTCTACACCGTCGAAGATAAAGGCCGTGACAATGGGAAGGTTTTCTACATTCGCGAAATGTCAGCTACTCAGGCTGAGTGGTGGGCAATTCGTGCCGGACTGGCGATGGCTAAAAACGGCGTTAATCTTCCGGATAACTTTTCAGATATGGGTATGGCAGGCATGGCGAAAGTCGGCCTCGAAATGGTGGCTAAAATCCCTCCAGAGGATGCACGGCCTCTCCTGGACGAGCTGATGAAATGTGTTCAGGCAGTGCCAAACCCAGCAGATCAAAACATCAAGCGACCACTGATTGATGATGACACTGAAGAGGTTATGACTCGCCTGAAGCTTCGCGGTGAAGTCTTTAAGCTGCACGTCGATTTTTTGACCGCCGCCGCCAGTTAGACATCCCTCCGGTAATGGGTCAGCAGATTGCTGGCCTGACCGACTATGCCAACGTACCTAAAACAATAGCGACGGTCCTTTCATCGGGTAAATGCTCGTTGACAGAGCTAAGCACAACGCTTGGCGTAGAGGATATGTGGTGGTGGCTTGAGATAATCACAGTCGACAATTACAACCAAATGGTCATCAACAGGGCTCAGGAGAATGGCTGATGCCAACGATTATTGACTCACTGGTAGTCACTCTTGGTCTTGACTCTTCCGGATTCAAGAAAGGCCAGACAGAAGTAAAAAAAGGCCTGGACGATACCAGAAAGAATGCTGACCAGACAGCTAAAGACATGGAGGCCGCAGGTAAAAGGGCGGCCTCATTTTTTGGCTCAATCCGAACAGAATTACTTGCGCTGGTAGGTGTTACTCTATCGGCGCAGGGTATCAAGACCTTCATCACCAACATGACATCAGACTTGATGCGGCTGGGGATTGAATCTCGCGCTCTGGATATCTCGGCTAAGTCGCTTGATGGATGGGAGAGAGCGGCGGCGGCAGCTGGTTCAACTGCAGAACGCATGGCTGGCACGCTTGGCAACTTCCAGAAGACGCTGACAAACATTCGCACTGGTGGTGGACAGGACGACCCGCTTTTCGGTGCCCTGGCGTCATTCGCTGGCGCAACAGGCGCTAACTTCGACTATCAGAACGACAACGCCGAAAAAATCATGCGCAAGATTGCCAGCAACTGGGGCAAGTTGAGCAAAGACGCTCAGCGTCGATTTGGTGGGATGTTTGGCTTTGACAATGCCACTCAGCAGGGGCTTGCTAACGGTTCGCTGGTTCAGGATGCCGACCGTTTCGCGAAGATATCCCGGGCTACCGATGAAGCAACCAGAAAGGCGCTAGAGTTTAACCGCCGTCTGGAGCAGATGAAGCAGAACTTTACTGCGGCATCTCAGGTTCTCTATGAGGCGCTGATTCCATACATCGAGAAGCTCATTCCCCTGATTGAGAAGTTCGGGATATGGATTAGCACTCATGGACCTGAAATCAGCAAGTTCTTCTCCGACACAGCAGACGAAATCAATAAGGTTGTTGATGCCGTGGGTGGACTGGAAAACGCGCTAAAACTTCTCCTGGTGTTTGTAGGTGGGAAGTGGCTGCTAGGCATGACCAGTTCAATCGGTGGCGTCAGAGGCGCTCTCACGGCGCTTGGTCGCGTGAGCATGATTGCCGGTCTGGTTGAGCTTCAGAAGTACGCAGAGCAACTTGAAAAGAAATACTCATGGCTAACAGACAATCCGGTGACAAACTTCCTGAATGGAAGTGCAGGAACAGACACAACCACTGAGTGGGGTAAGCAACTTCACGACTGGATATTCGATAAAACGGGCATTGAGTTACCCCGTGGCGATGGTTACAAATCAGCACCTCGCGGCATCCGCAACAACAACCCCGGAAACCTGAACTATGCCGGGCAGGGTGGCGCGACAATGGAAGGTGGTGAAGGTGGTAGGTTTGCAGTATTCGAGTCAATGCAGCACGGCGTTGCAGCGCTTTATAAGCAATTGCAGCTTTACTTCAAGCGCGGCATCAACACCCTTTCCTCAATCGTCAAAACCTACGCCCCAGCCTCGGACAATAACAATGTCGAAGCCTATATTTCTGCGCTTACCAAAGCGACAGGAAAAGGTGCTAACGAAGTGCTGGATTCAGGCGACACAGCAACGATTGCCAGACTGATGAAAGGCATTGTCGACCATGAGAATGGTAAGGGCTACATCAGCTCATCTGACATTATGGGTGGCATTCAGTTAGGTGCTGGTTCATCTGCTTCTCGAAATATGCCAGCTGCTGCCGGAAGCCAGACCAACATCAACATCGGCAAAATCGACATGCAGACATCGGCCGGAAACGCTAATGCTCTGGGTGCTGATATACAGAGAAACCTTCAGAGAAACCGCCTGGTGAATCCAGCGATGTCAGGGCAGGGATAATATGGCCTTTTCACTGAACGAAACAACGCTACTCAGCGCGATAAACAGCGGTAATATCTTTTCCATTATCAACAGTACCCTTTCGCCTGGTTACGGGATTTACCTGAAATCAGGATTAAGGGCATTGTCTCCGTCCTCGTTCCTGGGGATTGAGTATGGGGCAGATGCTTCAGTGGTGTCTGCTCCAATTGAACAGGGCTCTTACAGCAGCTTTAACAAGGTAAAACGGCCGCCAATTATCCGGGTGCTGTTTACGCTGGAAGGATGGACGGGATTTAGCGGTAGCATCCCTAATCTGACAAATTTCACCCTGACGAGTCGCTCAGACATGCTGGCTGCGCTTGATGCGATGGTTGCTGATGCACAGGTGTACGACATCGAGACTCCGGACACAACATACGAAGACTACGACCTGGTTAGATACAATTACCGGACATCAGATCGCGATGTGACCCTTCTGACGGTGGAAGCCATTTTCCAGGCTGTTTTGCAGGAAGCTGAAGTCACCCTGACAAGCACCACAGCAAACAGCAACACCACATCAAATGGCACAAGTAAGGCCGCCAGCGTCGTAACAGAGAAGGCAAACTCAACTGCCACTAACTCTACCCTTGAAGATGTCAAAGGAGCGCTAACCGGCCTGAAGGAGTCAGTGTCCAGTGCGGCAACAACAGTCGCCACGTCTGTCACAAACGCCGTTAGCAATGCAACTTCAGGAGCGACAAGTGCCATCAATGGGGCGGCAACATCGGCCATTAAAAACCTTGCGACAACGGTAGATGAACTGGTAGCGGGGTTATCCTGATGCAGAACATTTCTCTAAAGCCACTAAAGGCTCAGGAAGTCAGCGTTAACTTGGACGGTCAGTCAGTCACCCTGCGCATCGTACAGCGCTCTACAGGGCTGTTTATCGACGTTGGTCTGGATAATTTGTGGATAGCGCAAGGCGTGCTTTGCCATAACTGCAACAAGATAGTCCGCTACCCCTATCTCGGATTTAAAGGTGAGCTTTTCTTCGCTGATACCAAAGGAAGTCTTGATCCTGTTTATGACGAGCTCGGAACACGATTCAAGCTGTTCTATGCCACAGCAGATGAGATGGAAGCATGACCTATAAAAAGAGAACGCTGAAATTTCAGTTCACGCTGAAAGACGGTGCTTTCGATGAGTCAGGAAACAACATTCTGACCATAGACAACATCAAAGCGGAAATTGAGATAGGGGCTTATGGCGGGATATCAGGAACTACCCTTGAGGCCAGAGTGTTTGGCCTGAGCATCGAAAACATGGCTCTGCTGAGCTATAAGGGCATTCAGTTAAACGGCGCTAAGCAGAACATGATGAAGGTGTGGGCGGATGAAAGACCGGTATTCTTCGGCTCTATAACTAACTGCTTTGCCGACCTCAACCAGATGCCTGATGCACCGCTGATAATCAGCGCCTTTTCTACCGGTTTCGACCAGTCAATCACCGCGCCTCCTTTCTCAAAGGAAGGTATAGCCAGCGTTGCAGAAATCATTACGACGATAGCGGCAAGCATTGGTTACACCGTAGTTAATAACGGCGTTCTGGCGAAGATTGAAAACCCTTACTTCGAAGGGAACCCGATAGCACAGATTCAGCAATGCGCTCACGCTGCTGGCATAGAGATAGACTTCAGATTGGGGGCTATATACATCTGGCCGCAGGGTGGAAGCATTGATGACACCATCCCACTCATATCAGCAGAGCATGGGTTGATTGGATACCCGGTATTCAGTAATTACGGGATAAACTTCCAGTGCCAGTACAGCGATTTGATTTTGCGTGGCCGCAAGGTTCAGCTAGAAACACCACTACCTAACGGCAGCGGGGTTTATACTGTCCAGTCGGCAATTCACCATCTTTCGACATGGACCGAAGGCGCTCCGTGGTCAACCATCGTCTGGGCATCAATCGGACAGCTAACAGTGAGGCAGTAATGAACCTATTTACTACGCGGCCTCAGGACACAGCAACCGATGCTAACTCTCAGCAATTCCTGATGCATCAGTTTCTGATGGGGAAATCATTCATCACGCTGGCGATCGTAACTTCGGTTAATGAATCCGGAGAAGTCGTGTCAGTAAAGCCAATGGTGGAGGGGTTCACTGGAGGAGGAGACCTAATTCCGAACTCGGTGATTCACGGCGTTCCGGTCTGGAGACTTCAGCGAGGTGCTAGTGCGGTGATTATGCCTCCAGTAGAGGGTGATATTGGTCTGATAGCCATTTGCGATCGTGATATCACAGCAGTGAAGAAGACAAAGCAATCTGCATTGCCCGGGTCGAATCGCACGCACAGCTATTCAGATGCTATCTATCTCGGTGGGGTACTGAACGCCGAACCAAGCCAGTATGTGAAGTTCGCTAATGATGGAATCGACATCGTGTCGCCACTGGTTGTGCAGGTGAACGGAAATACCGTAGTAGTCAATGCTGAAGACAAAATATCGCTCAATGCTCCCATCATTGAGATAAACGGGCAGCTTACTCAGGGCTCTGGTAGCTTCGGCGGTAACGCGACATTTGGCGGCACGATAACCGTGACAGGAGAAGTCACAGGAAACGGAATCCATCTCAGTACGCATAAACATGGTGGTGTAGAATCAGGAGGTTCAACCACTGATGGGCCGCAATGATGATTGGTAAAGTTAAATTATTAATGGCATGCCTTGCATTGACATCGGTTTGCGCGTCAGCAAACGGAGATTCATTGAAAGAGACTTGCTACCAGAGCATGCGCTACAACGTTTATGTGCAACTCGCAGGCAATGCGTATTCCAGGAGCGACGCATCGGTATTTGAGAGAGAAGCAATGGATTCAGGGAATTGGCAGGGAATAGATGCCTCAGAAACAAAACGGATGATCGCAATGTCTTCTAATAATCCATCTTCTGCTCAGTTTTCTATGCAGTACCAAAATGATGAGTCATTTGCTAAAGCCTATTCCAGTGGATACATAAATGACTGCTTGGCGCATCCGGATAAATACATATCCAGGTAGCAAAAACGTTAACCCGCTTCGGCGGGTTTTTTATTGCCCGGAGTTTACATGCTCACCAAATCACTGCTTTTGACAGACCATTGGGATATCACGCTAGACGACACCGGAAGTATGGCTATTACTGCCAATCCATATGCAGTAGCACAGGACGTAGCATGCGCATGCTCAACTTTCCTCGGTGAAGCCTGGTATGACACTACGCTCGGCATTCCGTATTACGAGCGCATTCTCGGTCACTGGCCAGGAACTCAGCTCATTAATACCAAGATGACTACCGAGGCCAAAAAACTCCCATATGTCCAGGCGGCATTCTGCACCACAACCGTTGGCAAAGCAGATCGCCTTGCATCCGGTGTCATGACCATAACAGACACGAACAACGTTCAGACCACAATCCAATTCTGAGGTAACAAATGGCTGAAGTAACAGTTAGCACAGCCGTCCCCTCTGTCACGTTTTCCGATACCGGCATTGCCGTTCCTGATGAGATAGACATTCTCAACGGGCGATTAACTGACCTTGATACCGCCATGGGCGGAGGGATGAGTAAGAGTCTGACGACTCCGCAGGGACAAATTGCCATGAGCGACACGGCAATCATTGGCGACAAGAATGACAATCTGGCATGGCTGGTAAACCAGATTAACCCTGATTTCGCTGAAGGACGTATGCAGGATGCGATCGGGCAGATTTACTTCATTGACCGTATCGCGGCGATTGGAACCACTGTAACTGCAACCTGTACTGGTCTGGTTGGCACCGTTATCCCGGCAAACAGCATTGCCCAGGATGCAAGCGGCTATCTTTATTACTCCCTTGCCGATGCTGTTATCCCTTCCTCAGGTTCAGTAAACGTTGTATTCCAGAATCAGGCAACTGGCCCCATTGCATGTCCAATTGGTGCATTAAACACAATTTACCGTGCCATTCAGGGTTGGTCTGGAATAACCAATGCAACTGCAGGCGTTCTTGGTAATGAAGTGGAAAGCCGGGCAAACTTCGAATATCGCCGTAAGCAGTCAGTTGCCGGAAATTCAAATAATCAGTTGGGTGCAGTTTATGCAAACGTGCTGGCCGTCAGTGGTGTTACTGACGCATACGTGACTCAGAATAACACCAGCCTGACTGTTGCGAAGGGTTATACCAACGTCTCTCTTGAGCCGCACTCTCTTTATGTGTGCGTGTACGGTGGCGCGTCTGCAGATATTGCAAACGCTATATGGCAAAAGCTTCCCCCAGGACCTTCAATGGTCGGTAACACGGCCTATACCGTCGTCGATAATGTCAATTACGTCCAGCCATACCCTGAGTATGAAATTAAGTGGCAGACACCTTCTGCCGTAAGCGTGCATTTCAACGTTCAGATTGCAAATAATAATGCGCTACCCGGCAATATCGTTACCCTGGTGCAGAATGCCATTATCAGCGCATTTAATGGTGAAGATGGTGGAACAAGAGCCCGCATCGGTTCAACTATCTATGCAGGACGCTATTATGCTGGCGTGCAGGCTATTGACTCAGAAAATGTCGATATCTTCAGCATCACAATCAGTCGTGACGGTACTACATATCAAACATCTGCGTCCTTTGGCATTGATGAAGTACCAACTCTGGACGCATCAAACATCTCGGTGACACTGGCATGATAAACGTCGCGGATACAATCCTGACGCAATATGCCGACAGCCCGAAACTCAAATCCCTGATTTACTCATTCAATGAAGCCGTAGGTATCGAAGGTTTTCTCGATGATTTCTATGACGTGATCTGGAATATCGAGACAGCCGATACATACGGACTGGATGTATGGGGAAAGATCGTGGTTGTCAGCAGGCAGCTGACGGTGACAGAGAACAAGATTTATTTTGGCTTCAATGAAGCATCTTCCGACCCGGTTTTAGTCGACGACCCACAGCCATTTAATCAGGCGCCGTTTTACTCTGGCGAGCTTCTTACATCGACCGTGACGCTCACAAATGATGTTTACCGAAAGCTGATCATGATGAAAGCGGCTGCAAACATCTCCGACTGCACAATCCCGAATCTGAACAAGCTACTGAACTTCATGTTCGGAGATAAAGGGCGCTGCTACGTCAGAAACGATGGCGAGATGGTGATGAGCTACGTATTCGAGTTTGCTCTGTCGACTTCAGACCTTGCCATCGTACAGAGCTCAGGCGCACTCCCTTCCCCGATAGGGGTTACAGTTAATATCGTTCAGCAGGTATGACATGAACTCTTCTGATATCCCATCAAGAATTATTAAGCCCTTCGGACTAAACGGGCTGAAAAACACAATCCCTGTTGATTCAAGCACAACCACAGATAATAACGGCATCGCCACTTTTGATAAAGGATTCCCGCCTGTAACCATGCAGCCACTAAGCGCTGGAGGGATTCCGCCAAGTGGTAAAGACATGAACGGAGTCATTTATTCAGTGACGCTGCAGCAGCAATGGCAGAACGCCGGTGCCGGGTATACTTTCAGCCAGGATTTTTCAGACGCAGTAGGCGGATATCCAAAGGGCTCAGTTGTTGCTAATTCAACACTGAACGGGCAGTGGATTAGCCTTAATGAGGCGAACACTACGCCTCCAGAGTCCGCAACAGGAGCAACGACTGGATGGGTGCCAATTAACAACTACGGCATTACGTCAATCACTCTCGCCGGAACAAGCGTGGTGATGTCTTCAATCCAGGCCGCAAAAGATCGCATCATCCTGACAGGCACACTTACTGCCAACTTAAACCTTATATTCCCTGCGTGGATAAAGTCATGGGTAGTCCAGAATAACTGCACCGGTAATTTCTCGGTAACCTGCAAAACAGCAACCGGCTCTGGCGTCATTGTTATCCCTGGACTGGTATCTCGCTTGTTCTGTGATGGCACGAATATCACCGATGAAACAGCGAGCACATCAACCGATCTGGTCGGCATGACAGCATCATTCGCGATGAACACACCGCCTGCAGGATGGCTTGCGGCTGATGGTTCTGCAGTAAGTAGAAATATCTATGCACGTCTATTCTCCCGCATAGGTACGACCTGGGGCGCGGGGGATGGAAGCACAACATTCAACCTGCCTGACTTGCGAGGTGAGTTTGTTCGCGGCATTGATAACGGAAGGAATGCTGACCCATCTCGTGTATTTGGAACCTCTCAGTTAGGGACCATAGTTGGCGGTTATGATGATGACTTGACCGGGGCCAATATTGGCCTTCTCATCAACCACGGGACCATAAATTATGGTAGCGATCCAGTTTCAATAGCCAACTATGGTGTCAGTGCGGTTTATTTCACGGCTGGAACAAGTCTTGCAACCAGTCCTGTAGAAAATGCTCCCTTCTTCTATTCCGTAACTCGCCCAAGAAACGTAGCGCAGCTCTACTGCATCAAATATTAAGGTGCCATATGTCTTATTCTGATACTAAAAAAGCTCAGCTTTACGCTGCCGTGGCTGAAGTTGCTGCTGCTGAATGTAAGCTCTATACCGAAGAGGCACGAAAGGCTCCTGATTATGCAGCTGAAGCGCGACAGGCCGCTGATGACGCTGCCGCTTCTTCTGCACAGGCTACGGTTGCAGCATCACAGGCAAATATATCGGCTAACTCTGCAAGTGAAAGCGCTAGTCAGGCCTTGGTTTCGGCATCAGAGGCGGCTAGCGCAGGCCAGACTGCAGCAGAAGCAGTGTTTAGCAGAACGCTTAGAGTTCCCGACGGGGAGACAGTAACTGAATTACAAGCTGCATCAGTTAGAAAAAACTCCGTTGCATCATTCGATGACAGCGGGAATCCTAGCTCAATACCTGTTAACACTTTAGCAATTCTGGACAGCGGCGGTAAAATTCCAGTGTCCATGCTGCCTGCAGTAGCTCTTACGGGGCCATTTGTTGTTAGCAGCCAGGCCGCAATGTTGGCTTTGAACGCTCAGGTTGGTGATATCGCGAAAAGAACGGATAAGGGATATTCGTTCATGCTGGCCGCGCTTCCTCCATCGACTTTAGCTAACTGGGTTCAGCTTAATGACGATATTCTGGCCCAACTCGCATTAACAACAGGAGCTGCACAAGTCGGTGCACTTGATGACAATAGCGGGTCTACCACAGTTCAGGGTGCTCTAAATTTAAAGGTCTCCACAGCAAATCTGGCAAGTGTTGCAACGGGTAAGGGTGATGCCTTAATTGGGGTGAAATCACCACTCGCAAACTCGGTAGCAATGACTCAGCATGATAAAAATGCTCTTGTGCTACATGTTGCCGACTTTGGAGCTAAAGGAGATGGAGTCACAGATGACTCAACAGCTATTAATAATGCGATCACATCCATAAAAAATGCTGGCGGAGGAAGGCTAAACTTTGGTTCTGGCACATACCTGTGCGGATCAGCAATTGACATTAGAGGGGCAAATATAAGCCTCGTAGGCACAGGTATTGGCACCACAATAATCAAGGCTAACTTTTCCGGGCAGGCACTTCTTAACGCAAACGAAACAACCGATACCAGGATTTCCCCATTTTATATCTCAGGATTTACTTTTGACGGGAACAACACTGTGCAGAGGGTATTCGACGTCAGGTACCGTCACTATACCTCTGTAGATAACTGCATATTTACAGGCGGGACAGTGGCAGCCCTTTATGAAATGGACACATGGCTGAATACCTTTACTAACTGCGGATTTGAGTCAAGCCTTACGGGCATCCAATTGCAAGGTTCAAACCACAGAAGTGCATTCCGTTCATGCAGCACTCAGGGATGTACTGGTTACCACATCTGGGTGCGATCTCTTGGGACAGTAGCGGATGGAAACCAAGCGTTAGTTTTCGATAATTGCGACGTTGAGTTTGGTACGGGTTTCGGAGTCAGATTTGAAGGAACCAGCGCCGTGTTTAATGGCTGCTATATAGGAGAAAACCTTGGTGGTAGCTCATTTGACATGCGCTCAGGGGTCGTATCGGTAAACTCAGGTGTATTTTACTGGGGGTATACGAATGGCGTGAATGGGATCGTGGCGGCTGGAGGAAGGATTACATTCACCGATGTAGAGATGAACGCTCAATCCTTTGGTGTTTTATCTTCCCTTGCATCAGGCACTGGCGGGAAGGTAGCGTTTATTCGCTGCACTGGTAACTGCGCTGTGGGTGGAAGTAACATCATGTCAGGTGATGTTCTTGATTACGGACCAGGACCAAATACAAATTTTGCGGCAGAAAAGCTTGGCGCATTCATGAGCGTGGGAAGATTCAATACTACAACGACAAACAGTGTTAGCGGGTATGCGCAAACTGTGACGTGCGCAACAACCACAGGAACCCCGGCACTAATGTCACTTACCACGACTTTATCAAGTAAGAGCTGGATGTATGGTAAAAACTTTTATTTTGTTATCGTGTACTCATCAAATGTTGCTGTTAAATGTGCATTAAGTGCCACAGCGTTTGGTGGGACTCCCAGTAAAACCCTAATCGACCTGCCAAGTTCCGGCGGGGCAATTAAGACTGCGGTCGTGTTAAACGTTCTGACTGATGCATCAGCATATACCCTGCTCGAAGTAGTTGGACAATCAGTGGTGGTTGGAAGCACGTTCACAGTGTACGAATGTCTTCTTTCTGATTATCGAATGCTTGATACAACGCTTGGCAATTTTAGTAATATCTATAAATTTTAGCAGCAAGGCCACTAAATGTGGCCTGTTGTTATTTTACCAATCGCAATAAAGGATTGATCGCAAGTCGATTTATAGCTAACGAAAATGTGAAGGAAACAATGAAAACAGTGGTGGTGAGAAGTAACGTATACGAAAATGAGCTGCCAACATACCACGTAAGGTTGAAATATTTTGCTATAAGCATTGCAATGATTAGGTGTATTAAATAAATCCCATAGCTAGCTTCAGCAGCAACGCTTATAAATTTCGATGCGATTTCTCCAGGCTTTATTTCTAAGCAATAAAATAAATATGTTAATGATGTGGCAAAAACGTACATATTTAATCCTGCATCAAAAGGCGCATAGAAGAAGGTCCCCCCACCATTGAATTGCTGATAAGTAGCTGTAACCGTCATCAAATATCCCGCCAATACAATCATCGCAGCACATTTTACTCTTATCTTCTGAAGCTTTGGGATCAACCCTCCGATCATGAAGTAAGCAAGCCATGTGCTAAGGTCTGGGATTTCCAATCCTTGAACATACCCTTTCAGATAGACATTGTACCCCTTAATTAAAAGTATAAAGCACAAGGCCGTAAGCGCATGCCTGGATGATAATCCACTAAAAAGATAGCTAAGCAGTGGGGTGATGATATAAATACCAGTCATCGCATAAACAAACCAAAAATGAACTGAAATCCCAGTAGATATCATCAGTCCATCAAAATACGACTTAAAAGATAGAGGTAAATCAGAACCAGATATGAACTTGCTTGCTATAAAGAAATGAATAAATGAGAATACAAAAAAAGGAAGAAGAAGGGATACCAATCTTTTCCTGTAGAAAGTCTTTATATTATCTATGTCTCGGTTGAGCAAAAACATTCCGCTGATTATAAAAAACACAGGAAGCCCAACCCGAACAAGGCTTTGCACCAATAGCGCTGACATCATCTCATTATTTGAGATGCCCATCTTTATGTACAAATCATACATAGGCGCTATGTGAATACCGACTACAAGAAAACAGCAAATAATTCTCAAAGACTCAATTGAAGCGTTCCTTTCTCTCATTACAGGCACCATTTAAGAAAAATATTTCGAATCATAACAGCATGATGCTGTTGATCAATGAAGAAGCCGCATGTTTTGACTTTGATCTACCTTTTGCGATATCTATACTGTACATCCATACAGTAATCATCGGAGGCAGATCATGGGATTCCCGAGTCCAGCACAAGACTATGTTGAGCAACGCATATCACTAGACCAGCGCATTATAACCAGGCCAGCTGCTACGTACTTCATGCGTGCCGGAGCGACACATTACCGCGAAGGAATCCTGAGTGGTGCACTACTGGTTGTTGATGCCTCACTAACTCCATGTGACGGATCGCTATTGGTTTGCACGGATGAAGGAGAATTCAGGATTAAGCGATACCGAACTCACCCGCAGCCGCATCTGGAGAATCTGGAGAATGGCCAGCGTGAGAGGTTGCCCGATAAGAACGAAGCATCTGACACATCGAGGCCAGTATTCGGGGTGATCACATACATCATCAACGATGCGCGCTCTGGTGAGTTTGATGATTGTCCGGTGATGTGA